AAATCTTTGAGCCTAATAAATGTAAGATTGTAACTCTGGAATTGAAGGATGCTAACGAGTACCTAAAGGTAAGTAAGCGAGAGCAGTTCATGAAGGAGTGGTGGAATGCCAAGCCTTATACACCTGCCGGTATTATAAACCTAGCTGATCTTGGTGATAGTCTTTATGAAGAAAACTATTGTGAAACCTGCCTATATCCTTGGCCTAAAATGAATGACAAGACATATGGTATACGAACTGGAGAGTTGGTCTGCTTTACCAGCGGCGCCGGTATGGGCAAGTCAAGTATAATCAGAGAGCTTATGCATCATATCATGAATAATACTGAAGATAATATAGGTGTCTTATGCATGGAGGAGAACACAAAGAATACTGCCTTTAATATCATGAGTGTTGAGGCCAATGCTAGACTTTATATTAGAGAAGTACGAGATCAATATACTAATGAGCAACTCAGGGAATGGCAGGAGAAAACTGTAGACTCTGGAAGGTTCTTTGCATTTGATCACTTTGGATCTGTATCGAACGATGAGATACTGGATCGTGTTAGGTACATGGCTAAAGCTCTTGACTGTAAGTGGATCTTCCTTGATCATCTGTCAATACTAGTATCCGGTAATGAGGAATTTGGTGATGAAAGGAAATCTATAGATGTTCTTATGACAAAGCTAAGATCGCTTGTTGAGGAAACAGGGGTAGCTTTGTTGCTTGTCTCTCACCTACGCCGCCCATCAGGTGATAGGGGTCATGAGGATGGCAAGGAAGTAAGCCTGTCGCATCTAAGAGGATCAGCAAGTATAGCTCACCTGTCTGATAGTGTAATAGCCTTGGAAAGAAACCAACAAGCTGACGATGATACCGAAGCTAATACCACAACGATTCGTATCTTAAAGAATCGTTATACTGGTGAGACAGGAGTAGCCTGTCATCTCTTCTACGATAAAGAGACTGGAAGAATGTCGCAGATTGATAATCCTTTTATGGAGAACGAAAATGACTGAAGTTAAAAAGCCTTTTAGCAAAGATGAATATGACAAAGCAGATGTACCAGCAAAGAAACATATGATAGGATGGTTAAATAAAAACATTCCAAATCTTATCATTGAATCAGATGAGAACTATGGCTTTGATATAAGAGGACATTTAGATGCTAACTCTAACAATCACTTCTATGAAGTCGAAGTTAAGTGGGGATGGAAAGATGAATGGCCTCCTCACTGGAAAGAGTTAAGGATTCCTTATAGAAAGAAAAGACTATTAGATAAATGGCAGAAGGACTTTCCTCAAAGTGATCTGACCTTTGTTGTTTTCCGTAGTGATTTTAAGAAGGCATGGCACGTTCCAGGAGATATACTTCTTGAATCTGAAGTTAAAGAAGCGTATAATAAAAATATAGCTAGGGGAGAAAAGTTCTTTCATATTCTTACTGAATCAGTTTACCAAGTGGATATGACCTATGACAACAGCGATAGTTGATATTGAAACAGATGGATTAGATGCTACAAAAATACATTGCATAGTAGCTAAAGAAGAAAGCTCTGGAAAGGAGAAGGTATGGGTTGAAGATCAGTGTAGAGGTTTTGGAGAATGGTCTAAGAAAATAAATAAATTTATTATGCACAATGGAATAAGTTTTGATGCTCCAATTCTAAATAAATTAACAGGAGCAACCATCAAGGCTACTCAAATAAGGGATACTCTTATAGAGTCACAGTTATTTAATCCCATCAGAGATGGTGGTCATTCTTTAAAAGCATGGGGAGAAAGATTAGAACTCCCTAAAGGAGACTGTGATAGCTTTGAAAATTATAGTACAGAAATGTTAGCTTACTGTAAGCAGGACACAGAGATAACACAGAAACTTGCAGAGACATTATCTCTGGAAGGTAGTCCTTTTTCAGACAGATCGTATGAGCTTGAAAGAAACATCAGGGTTATAGTAGACCACCAAGAGAAGAATGGCTTTGCCTTTAATCTACCAGAAGCAATGATCTTGCTGGCACGTTTGGAAGATGAGCAATTTAATTTAGAGAAACAAGCACTAGATATTTTTCCACCTAAAATAATCCAGCTTAAAACCAAGACAAAAGAACAGCCATTTAATATTGCCAGTCGTAAGCAGATTGCTGAAAGACTTATGGCAAAAGGATGGAAGCCAACAAAGAAAACAGAGAAAGATAATGTTATTATTAATGAAGAGGTTCTTGATAAGATTCCAATGGAAGAGGCTAAGATGTTTAGCCGTTACTTCCTTCTACAGAAACGAACAGGACTATTAAAATCCTGGATAAAGGAGTGTGATGAGGATGGCAGAGTAAGAGGTAAGGTCTTAACTCTCAAGACCGTCACAGGTAGGATGGCTCACCACTCTCCTAACATGGCACAGGTTCCTGCTATCTATTCTCCTTATGGAAAAGAATGTAGAAACCTATGGACCGTATCGAATTCTAATACTCATGTTCTGGTAGGTACTGATGCAAGCTCTCTGGAATTAAGATGTCTTGCTCATTACCTGGATGATAAAGATTACACCAACGAGATATTGAATGGAGACATACATACAGCTAATCAGAAGGCAGCAGGATTAGAGACAAGGGATCAGGCTAAGACCTTTATCTATGCCTTTCTTTATGGGGCTGGTGCAGCCAAGATAGGAAAGGTAGTAGGTGCCGGACCAGGAAAGGGTACTATACTTATTAAAAGGTTCTTAGATAATGTTCCAAACTTAAAAACATTAAGAGAGAATACTCAGGAAGCTGCCCAGAAAGGAATTATAGTAGGATTGGATGGAAGACATCTCCATATAAGAAAGGTTCATTCAAGTGTCAACACTCTCTTGCAAGGAGCAGGAGCTATTGTTTGTAAAGAATGGTTGGTTCATATAGATAAACGTATTAGAAGAACTGGATTAGATGCTAGGCTAGTAGCGTCTGTTCATGATGAGTATCAGTTTGAGGTAGCCAAGAAAGATGTTAATCGTTTTGGTTTAATTACCAAGGAAGCTATAAAAGAAGCTGAAGAATCCTTGGGTATGAAGTGTCCACTTGATTGTACCCATAAGGCAGGTTGGACATGGAGTGAGACACATTAAAAAAGCCCTTGACTTATGTAATTCTATATGATATACTTACACCCAAGATGAAAGGAGAAAAACTACGAAACTAGATGATCACTATTTTATTGTTATTAACCCTATGTTATTATCACAAGGAGAAAATTATGAGTAACCGTATTATTTCTGGTACTGCCTATTGGGCGCACGTTCTTACTCCCAACACGAAGTTTAATTCCGATGGCGAATGGAGCATTGAAATCTGTAATCTTGATGCAAAGAATAAAAAGATTGCAGAAGGGGATGGTCTTTCTATTAAGAACAAGAGCGATGATAGAGGTGATTTTGTTACCCTCAAACAGTACGCTCGTACCAAAGACGGAACGCCCCGTGCCATGCCTGTAAAAGATTCTCTTCGAAATTCCTTCCCTACCGACAAGAGGATCGGCAACGGCTCTAAGGTAAATGCTTCTTATTTTCCTAAAGAGTATTCAGCTTATGGCGGTGGTGTAAAGGGATACCTTCTTGGTGTCCAAGTAGTAGACCTAGTAGAGTACAGTGGCGGCGCTGAAGACTTTGCCGTAGTTGAAGATGGTTATGTTAATGACTTAACTGATGATATCCCCTTTCCGGGATAAGCTAGTTTTAAATTTTCCATAAACGGAGACTTGGGGGTGGTACTAAACTGCCACCCCCTCTTTTTTTATCATGAAAAAAATAGACACACTCGTTGAAGATATTTATAATCTATTCTCTCTTGATCCAATTGACATGGATGAAGAAGAAGTAGATAAACATATTGATATATTTGGAGATATGCTTAAGGTACATATCAAAGAATTTATGTATGAGAAACCCAGGACTAGGGGTAACTTACGACTATCAGCTATAGGTAAACCTGATAGGCAGCTTTGGTATGATATTAATAGTCAGAATACTAGTGTCCCTATAAGTTCTAGTACTAGAATTAAATTTTTATATGGATATATTCTGGAGGAACTCCTTCTTTTATGTGCTTCCATCTCTGGTCACAAGGTTACTGAACAACAGAAGGAGGTGGAGATAGAAGGAGTTAAGGGCCATCAGGATTCACTAATTGATGGAGTTCTTGTAGATTGTAAGAGTGCTTCTGGCCCAGGCTTTCAAAAGTTTAAGAATCATTCTTTGTCTTATGACGATCCCTTTGGATACATTGCTCAAATATCAGCCTACGCTGATGCTAATGGGCTAGATGAAGCAGCCTTTCTAGTCATAGATAAATCTACAGGTGAAATTTGTTTATCAAAAGTACATTCAATGGAGATGATAAATGCCAGAGATAGGGTCAAGTATCTTAAAGATATGGTACAAAGGGATACAATGCCTAACCATTGTTATGATCCTGTGCCTGACGGCAAGTCTGGCAACCATAAGCTTCCTGTTGGGTGTGTGTATTGCTCTCATAAGAAAGGTTGTTGGTCTGATGCAAACCAAGGTAAAGGATTACGAGTCTTCCAATACGCTAGAGGAAAAAGATTCCTAACGAATGTAGCCAAGGAGCCAGATGTACCAGAGGTACTAGACTGGTAATGCATTGGGTATATAAAAAGAAACCTGATCTATCTCAGTTTGGTTTTGTATATCTTATTACCAATATAAAAAGCGGTAAGGCTTATGTAGGTTGCAAACAATATTATAATTTTAAAAAATCTAAAGGAAAAACAAAGAAGACAGAATCAAATTGGAAATCTTATGTAGGATCGAGCAAACATCTATGTGAGGATATAAAAAAGATTGGTAAGAATAATTTTTCTTTTAAAATCTTAGCAGAGTTTAAGAATAAAAGAAGTCTACGATACTACGAATGTTACTATCAAATAAAATACAATGTATTAACTGCTACTCTAAAGGGAACAGAGGAAGCTGCCTTCTATAATAATTATGTAGGCGGTAAATTTTTTAGACCTGTTCAACACTATGATGAATGTTAAAGTATCAGCACGTTCTATCTACGATTCCACAGATAAAAATCCTCACAGAAGTTTATATGTAGCTGTTATAGTACAAGCTTTATTAGATGCTTCAAAGCCTAAAGAAGAACGTGAGTCTAATGAATCTAAAGAAATAAGAAACGAAGCTCACTCTTGGTTCTTTTGTTCCTGCCAAGACTTTGATACTATCTGCGAGTATGCTGGCTTTGAATCAACAGAAATTAGAAAGTTTGCTTTTGAGATTATTAATTCAGGAGAATCTGAAGATGGAAAAAGAACAACTATTAGCTCCCTCATCTACTGATCCACTAGATAAACAAGTAGGAGGATCACACTATAAAAGTTGTGGCATTCAACCTGTAGAATATATTTATGCAAATGATTTAAATTACTTTGAAGGAAATATTATTAAATATATAACTAGACATAGAACAAAAGGAGAGGGTAGAAAAGATATTGAGAAAGTTATACATTATGCAGAATTAATATTACAATTAGAATACGAGGAAGTAGATAATAAAATGCTTCGTGATCTTATAAGTGAAAGGGGAAGGCATGTTTAAATCCAATAGGAATCCACAATTTAGATCCAAGTTTAGTGAGGATATATTCTATAATAAGTATTCTCATGAAGGTGCAGAAACATTTCATGAGTTGGCTTGTACATTGGTTGAGGATGTATGTCAAAATTATTTAACCAAGGATGAGAAAGAAGAATTAATAGATCACATATCTAATCTACGATTCCTACCCGGAGGTAGGTATCTTTATTATGCTGGCAGAGAGAAGAAATTCTTTAACAATTGCTATTTATTAAAAGCTGAAGAAGATACCAGAGAAGACTGGGCTAATCTTTCTTGGAAATCAGAATCCTGTTTGATGACAGGAGGAGGTATTGGTGTAGACTATTCCACATACAGATCAGAAGGTCAGTCTTTAAAGGGAACAGGAGGAGTTTCCTCTGGACCTATTCCTAAAATGGAAATGATTAATTCTATTGGACAAAAAGTTATACAAGGTGGTAGTCGAAGATCAGCTATCTATGCGTCCCTGAATTGGAAGCACGATGATATAGAGAAATTTCTTACAGCCAAGAATTGGTCTGACATGCCAGTAGGAAGCACTGGTAAAACAT